CGGGCCGTGAACATCGCAAGCCAGCGAGCAGAAGGTTTTGTGCTAGGTCTGGAGACAGCTGGGGCGTACAAAACAGACGTGATCGAGGCGCTCTACATTGGCTTTGAGAGATCCGGTGCGCAGCAGCTTGTTCAGTTGTCGATGTCGTGATTCACTGCCATGAACCGTCAGCCCTGTGTCACACTCAATCGGCACTCGCGAACCAATTATACGGGCTTAGCTGCGTAATCTGCCGATCCCCGTGATACAAATTACTTGTAAAAAGCTCCATTAAGAAAAGGATTTGCCATGTTGGATGCAAGCGAATCAATTGTGCGCTTAGTAATGAGAAATGATGATAGGAAACCGCTTGGTGTAGGTACCGGTGTACTTTATCGGCACAACGAAAAACATTACATAGTTACCGCATGGCATAATCTCACCGGCCGTCACAACTTTGACTATTCTTGCATCGACCCCAGCGGGGCTGCTCCGACCAATGTACTGGTCTTGATGGCGAGACGAGTTACTGGATATATTACATCGAGGTTGGCTTTCGAAGTTCGCCTTGAAGATGAAGAAACAACCAAATACTTCGTTCATCCACAAATGTGGCCAAGAATCGATGTCGCAGCTCTGCCAATACATCTAGATCAATCTTACAGCCACGAAATGAATTTGAGTACGGGACGTACTCGGATCGTGAACATGCCACTTCTGCTAGACACTCACGGATTCGGTACTCAAAAAATTACAACTGTCCAAGACGTAGAGGTCGATGACCCCAGCGTTGTGGAAGCATGGTTCGAAAACCTGGACGTTACTGACGAACTTTTTATCCCGGGCTATCCAGAAGGCATCACTGACTATCTAGGGCAGCCCGTATGGAAGCGCGCTACGGTAGCATCCAGAGTTACGCCCGGATGGAACAATGAAAGTAAATTTCTTATTGACTGCGCCTCAAGAAACGGAATGTCTGGGGCACCAGTTTTTTATCACAATCGAGAGGGGCGCGTTAAGATCGGAAACTCAAGCATCAACTATCCAAAAATTGCGTCAATACTTGCAGGAATTTACATTGGCCGCGTGGGCACGACAGACGAATTTGAAGCTCAAGTTGGCGTCGTTTGGCACCGAAAGGTCATTGACGAGATGTTGAACGCTGAGACCTTAGGTTTCCACTCACAAGAAATGTACGCCGGGGATGAACAGATCATTGAAGCGTTGAAAGCCTGCTACAAAAACTCAGCAAAACAAGGTCTCCAAAATGTCATGGACGAGAATCTACCAGCAAGATATTACGTTCTTAACGAAGTAATGGTAAAGATAGATGGACGAGCCTCCCGCAAAATATTGCTGGATGAGATATTGGCTTTAACCAAAACAATGCTTGATTCCGGCGAGTACGAAGACGCGCACGCCGAAAGCAACTAAGACTACCCATACAACATAACTAAATACACGGAGTTTTCATGGCAGGATTAAATAAACCAACGCTTGGCACAGATCGCGTGAATGGTTGGATGTACTTCGACTGCCATATGACGAGCTGCCTCGTACTCAAGGAGTTCTTCGAGGCTTCCAACTACCTTAGCGGCATAAAAAAAATTCAGGCTTCAGCAAACGAGACTATTAGAGTATACGAAAAGCTGGGCCTCAGCGTCGCACGAGAGCAAGAACTCCAAGACTGGTCTGAGAAAATGAGCTCAGAAGGTTATCACGAGTTATTTTCGATGGCTTTTATAAGTATGTGGTCAGCATTTGAAGCAGGAATTGAGAACCTAATAACCACTTACATCGAACATGATAAGCCGCTTGCCGAGAAGCTGCATCGAGACCTTGGCCTAAAAATTCAGCTGACTAAGTGGCCTTGGAGCTTTGATGAGCGGCTGGGTATTTTAAGGAAAATCGAGCGAAAAGCTATGGAAGGAGCAGTCCCTTACCATACGAGGATAATAAAAATGCTTTCTTATATAGAAGTAACTGTTCTGGAAAGTGAAGCGAGAATTCCTCATGCAATGCCGAATCTAGATGAAGCCAGCAGGGTAAGAAACATAATACTTCACCGTTATGGTGAAGTCGGAGATCGAGACGTCGAGTCGTGTCCAGCTTTAGCACCTTGGCTGAACAAGACAATCCCATTTAATGATGATCGATTCCGTAGATACAATGATGCTATTACCGTAACGCTGGTTGCAATCATGGGCGCCATACAGCGCAGCCGCTTTGCTATCAAGAGCGCTCCTACAACGTGACAGATCCAAGCTTAGCGGATAGCAGTGCGGCTTCGACAGCGTCGGCAGTAAACACAGCCGCATTGACTGGCGGCTGGCCCAACTGCGCGTGAACATGCGCTGCGATCTGCGTGTTCATATCCTGGAGCAGGTCCAGCGCGTCGCAGAGCACGCGAAAAATGTTGATTCCTTCAGAACCTACGTGATTTTTCGGTGCTATTAGCTGCTGGCTAATCCCGGCCACGCTTCGGCGCAGACCTGCGATCTTTTCCTGCATGTCGCCACCCACGGCAGCGTTGTGCTTCTTGCCGACCACCAGGTTGTAATCGCGCCCAGTCGCCTGGTGCATATCGTCGACGGCGGCGAGCGTAGCGGTACCGGCTGAGTTGAGCTTGAGTGAGCCCAGGGCGTTGATGCGTTTGATGCCCCCCACTTCCTCGGTGGAATGGTTCTCCACGTCCTGGACGTGGCTCTGGAACTTCTCGCTATTGCCCAGGGCTTCCACTTCGCGCTCTAGGGAATGGTCGCGGATCTTGCCGTCTGTAAGGCGCAGCCAGTTGCCGTCCGTGTCGACGCGCTGCTGCACGGCGTCACTGTGTTGCCACACCTGGTCCCCCTTCGGCACCTTGGGCAGGCTCAGGCCGTGTGGCAGGATCGTTTGGATGTAGGGCTTGCTGGGCGAGCCATACGCGAAGCACACCACCACCTGGGTGCCTTCTTGGGGAAACGCAAACATACCCATTTCTTCACCGCCCGAGGGCAGCGGCAGCGGCACGCCAGTGAGTCGCGGCACGGCAGGATCTGCTTCACCATCCTGGCCAAGTACTTCGATGTCGACCGCGTAGCGTGGGCGGAAGTCATCGCACATGGATGCGTCGGCCGGAGCGTCGGCCACACCGACCACGCGAGCGAAGCGCGGCAAGTGATAGCCGCCGGTGAGTTCAGGAAAAAGGCGTTCTACGCTGCGCTTGATTGCGTCGTCCATTTGATGGCCATCTGTGTGCCGGCAAGCGTGACACTGGTGATCCGCTCGCCCTGGTTGATTGATGCGCCTGGTCGTAGCCCGGGCAGAGCTGAGACCATCGCGCTTTGATTGCCCTGGTAGCCGTCGAACAAGCTGGCCGGCAGCTGCAGCGCTTGGCGAGCGCCAAAGAAGCTGTCCGCCCAGGAGCCCACGAACACCTCCCCGTCACCCTGCTGCTGCCAGATAAAGTCGGGGATCCCGAACACCGTGCCCATACTGTCCATGGCCTGGTAGCCGGCCGCTAGGCTGTAGAAATACGGCGCTTTTACCTTGGTGTACGGCTGGTCCGGAACACGGAAGCGCAGCCCGGTCTTGCTGCTGATATCGGTCAGCACGGCGCGCAAATCCACGTGACGCAAGTTCATTGGCATGGACTTGGCCAACACGGCAGCGACCTCTCTGCAGAACAGGATCTGCTCCACCCCATTAGCCGCGGTGCATCGCTCGACGTAGCCAATAAAGTGCCGCTGCAGCGCCGATTCGTTGTAGCCGATGTCCAGTGTGACCAGGCCGCTCACCTGGGCCCCGGCCTGAATCGTAAACGTGGCCCGCCCTGGGCTTTTCAAGTCCAGGCGCACGTCGTCGTTCACCAGGGGAATGACCACGCCGCCGATCGTCAGGACCTTATGGAGTTTCATGCTCATGAAGTCGGCCCCAGGTAGGTGTCCACTTTCTTGAGCAGGCTTTCAAAGCCGGTCAGCTCTTGCGGCGCGCTCGATCCATCACCGGCGCCGGCTACGCCGTCACCTGGTGCGGACTGCGACGTCACCGGGTTGCCGGCGCGACGGTTTTCGACCTTCTCCGGGTTTGACAGCTTCTCGGATAGCGTGAACTGGATGATCCATTGATTCAGGCTGTCGTCTTCCCGGGCGCTCACACCGTCGGTGAATTCCACCTGGCGAATGCCAAAGGCCTCGGCCGTATCGTTGACGATCCGGTACGTGGTGCGCTGGCCACCGCCTTGGGTGCTCTCGGCCAAGCGCATCAGGGTGCGCAGGTTGCTCATATCCTTGTAGGGAATGGTTAGGGCCACGGCCAACGTCTTGGGTTTGAACCCCTTGTGCGACGTCTCGGTGCCGCTGGTTTGCCCAGACATATCGTCGCTTTCGATCTTGAGGTTGGCCGTCACTTTCATGCGGTTACCGATGATCTGTTCACCGTTGAGCATCAGGGTCATAGGCCCACCAGTTCACGAACAAAGCTCAAGCCCTGCAGGGATCCCACCAGCATCACACCGGACGACAGCACCCATTCATGGCCCGGTGCGTCATCGCCATCGAGCAGCTGGGCGCGCAGCTCGCTTGCATCACCTGGGCCCAGCAACCGCGACTGCATGCTGGTGTCGGGTGTGCCGCCGGCCAGCAGCGCTTTCAGCTCGTTCAACTTGGAATCCTGCCCCACGGCCTGTTCGGCTTTGCGCTGGACCAGCTCGGCCAGGTCATCGAGCGGCGAACTATCGGCGGCGTAGCTCTCCAGCCGGGCCAACTGGCCTTTGATAGAGGCGCTGGCCTCTTTGAGCACGGTGCAACGCTCAAGCGGGAGAGCCGCCCAAGGCGGCAGCGCGCCTACAGTCGGCAATTCCCACTTCGACGTGTCCAGCTCAAACAGATGCTTGGCGCGTCGTTCGGCCTTCTGCAGCTCGGCAATAGGCATCAAGGCGTTGAATTTCGACAGCACGCCGGCCATCTGGTCGAAGCGCGTGCCCAGGAACAGGATCACCAGGGCGTACTGCTCGCCCGTCGGGTGCGCCGGATCTGCGCTGTCCTGCAGCTTGTCAGCCAGGCGCTGCACTAGGTTCGGTGCAGACAAAAACCGCTGATAGCCGGTGCCCTGCCCCACGCCGCTCTGGAATGGAGTCACTACGAAGCACTTGGGGATCTCGCCAAACTGGCCGTCCAGCGCGGCGCGGCCACTGGCAACCACGCCTTTAACTGCTTCACCGATCAGGCTTAGGTCCGTGGTGACCTGCTCTGCGAGCGTGGCCAGGCGGCCATACGCGCTGTCGAGCTGGGCGGTAGCCATGTCCTTGGCCGCGTCCATTTGGTCCATCCACGCGGTCGCCTCGACGGGCCACTGCATGGTTACCGGGGTCCAGTTCACTGCGCGGCATCCTTCACTTCAGCAACAGCAGACTGATAGGCAGCTGAGAAGTCGGCCTTGATGTCGATCGCCAACTGCAGGGCCAGCGTCTTGGCGTTCTCGATCGCCGTGCTCACCACACGCTCGCCACGAAAGCAGGCGCGACGGTGAACGGCCAACGCTTTGGCGATCGGCTCCATTTGTTCCAGGTTCACCGCTGCAAAACTGTTCTCCGCTTTCAGGTCGGTGTCCGGGATCAAGCCATATTTCAGGTCGGTGTAGGCAATGTTCAGCTGCGCCTGGCTTTGGCGGTCAGTCAGTAGACGCATGCCGCCGTCAAGCTCCAAGCCCCCCGTCTCGATTTCGAGTCGGTAGGTGGCCAGCTCCGTGAGCATTTCCGGTTTATTCATACCCACGGCGATCAACTCGCCTTCGGCCAGGGATCCCGCCAGAAAGTCCGATGCGTAGGTGTCGCCGTCGACGATACGTGCGTACGGCTTTTTGTAGACTTCAACTGTGTACATAAGTCGGCCTCAATCAGCGCGGTAAAGGGTATTGGTGTAAATGTTCGGGTTGTTCTGCTGACCGCCAAATATGTACAGACTGCCGTTGTACTCGGCTGCGGATAACAGGTATCGCGTGACGGGGAGGTTTGCCAGACGCCGCCACTTATCAGTTGCGGGGTCATATTCCTGCACATGGTTGTAGGCCGGAGAAGATTCGCCGGACACATTGCCCGTCCCGCCTACCGTATAGAGGAAGCCAGACACAGCAGCACCAGCACTGGTGGAAATACCCACGATTGGTGAAGAGCCTGTAGACCAGGTATTCGCGACGGAGTCGTAAATGAACAGGTTGGAGTTCGACGCTACGTAGATCTTTTTGCCGATCGTGACGGCCACGCAGTACGGTGCAACCGCTGGCATGTCTGCGAGCTGCGTCCACTTGTTGGTCGCAACGGTGTACTTCCACACGTCTTTGGTGGTCCCCCCGCCACCGCCATTGCTTCCACCCAAGACATAAAGGTCGCCATTTAGCTCGACCATACCGGACCATGCCCGCGCAGATGGGCCCACCTGCAGGGTCTCCCAAGTATCCTTTGCAGGATCGTAACGAGTAAGGTCTGCCAGGAGCGTGCTCCCGCCGTCGCTAGTGCCGCCAAAGAGATACAGCATGCCTCCGACGGTAGCGGCAGCGTGACGCGAACGGGCAAGTGGTGCGGAGGTCTTTTGTTGCCAAGTAAGAGTACTGAAGTCGTATCGCCACAGCGTTTTCCCCAAGGCGATACCACCGGCAGACGAATAGCCGCCGGCCACATATAGGGCGGTGCCGATGGTCGTCATAGTGCAAGTATCGCGCGCAGTCGCGCCGCTGTTTACCAGCACGTAGTTACCAATAAGAGGCGCAGCAGTGACAAACCCAACGGTGGCTGACCAGTCGCTTTGACCAGTGGCCACACCTTTGTAGGCAACCCGGGCGTAGTACTGGGTGGTTTTAGTCAGTCCCGAGGCCGAGAAGAATTCGGTCAGCTGCGAGGTACTCCAGCCGCTGTCCTGAACGACCGTAGAAAAGTCGGCCACATTGGAGATCTGCCAGCGGCTCGACTGGTGAGTGTCCGCGCCGCCATAAACGCTGAATACGTCAGCAACCAGCTTGCCGGCCAGGCTGACCTTGGTCGAACCATCCGTGGGAAACGTCAGCGTCGGCTTGCGCACGTAGACCGACGCGGTGTTGAAATACACCGTGGTCGACCAGTCGGAGGTTAGCGTTGCGCCGGCGTGGCGGGCGCGCATGTAGTAGCGGGTCGACGGAGCCAGGCGCAGCGGCACTTCGCTGAGTGGCAGGCTGCGCAAGTTTGCCGCCGTGTCCTTGTCCAGCACCAGGTTAGCAAACGCCGCGTCAGTCGCGATTTGCCAGCGGGTTTTTGCGTGCGTGTCATAGCCTGCTGGATAGACCACAAAAGCCGCGCAGGTCAGGGTCGGTTCGAAGCCAATGCCCGTCGACCCATTCACCGGAGCTGTGACGGTTGGTTTCTCGATCGCTGCCGCGCCCAGCGGAATCTTGAAGGTTTCCTTGATGCCGCTGCGGGTGATATCGAGTGTCACCACCCCGGCGGCCGCGTTGGACGGAATAACCAGCGTCAGCGTATCGCCGCTACGGGTCACGGTGCCGGTGCTGGTGGCGACCGCCCAGGTGCTGGAGAAGTTGAAGTCGGTGATTTTGTAGGTGTTGGTGCTGCCCGGGTACAGCAGCACCGGGCCGTCCAGATTCACCTGGGCCGGCGGCGTCCAGTTATCCAGATCAATCTTCTTATCGACCTTGGCTTCTAGCGCCGTAAAGCGCAGATCGATCTGTGCAAACAACGTGCTGTAGTCGAACTGCCAAGTTTGCGCGGGCACGGTGATGCCGGTCAGGCTTTGCGCGCCGTTGTATTCCAGGATGATGTTGCGCGTCAGGTTGTTGCCAGCCTGCAGCGGCGGAATTTCTTTGTGCTTTTGCTGCAGCGGCACATAGGCGGTGATCAGCAGCACGCCTTCGGCGGTCTCCAGACCCATCCAGTTGAAGTCGAAGTCACCCACCGCGCTGCTCATCATCAGGCTGTAAACCACCTGATTCGGGTTCAGGAAGCCTTGGCGAGTCACGTTCGTGCGTTGCACGATCTGCGCAGCGGGTGGCACGCCTGCAGCCCGATCTACAGCCTGTGCGGTGTCCAAGCCCGGCACGTTGGCCAGGACGAAACGGGACACCACCAGCAATTCGCCGGCGGCTTGTTTTTGTGCGATCAGGCTTTCGCCTGCCAGGGTAATACTTGCCCCCATTGGGAGATTCCTTTTCAGCGAGTGACCAGCGTCATGTGGTCGTTGTTGAATTCAGCGGTGGCCAAGGCCAGGCCAATGGTCTGTGTGTCGTCAAATTTGGCGGTGATGGTCATCTGGTCGCTGCTGACCTCGTGCGCGCCGATCACCAGCTGCAGCAGCGTGGTGCTCACCAGCTCGTAACGTCGGCAGGTGCGCCCGTACTGATGCACCACCAGATCGAGCAAGGTGGGGAAAGCAGAGAGTTGTTCGTCGGTCAGGTGCAGCTGGACGATGTCCCAGTCCCGATCGGGCTGGCGTTCACTGATCAGAACGGTACCGATGCCCAGGCGTTGGAAGATCCGCTGGAAGCCCGCCACGGATCCGGCGTCGACCGCGTTGATAAAGGCGTACTTCACGCGCAGCCGGTAAAGAGTCTCGGGCTCCCCCTTGAACCGGGTGATATCGCGCTGCCAGGCGAGCAGATCGAGCACGGCCAGGTGGCAGGTCTCGGCATCCATCTGCAGCAGCGGCCAGCGCAGCCATCCTTCGACGGACTCCCACCAGCGCTGGGCAGCGGCTTTAAGCTTGGTGGCCTCTTCACCGTCCAGCCAAAAAGGCAGCTCGAGCTTAATCATTGAGCACCACCGCAAGCGTCCGCAGCCGGGGTACGGTCAGGGCCGACACAATGTCGTCATTGCCGAACTTCATGGATTCGATGCCGGGAAACTGCTCGTGCAGCTCATCAATGAGGCGGCTGAACGAAAACCGCGACTGTGGCCAGGTCAGCGTCGGGGCGTAGTCACTGCCGGTGCTTTCGCGAAAAGCGGCCCGAATGAACAGTGCGATATCGGCTTTCAAGGTGGCGCGCTGCGCGTCGGTCAGATTGATCACCGGCCATACCTGCAGGCTGACGTCGTGCTGCGTCTCGGGCATGACCAGGACCAGCATGTCGTCGCCGTGGCCATGGTTGCCTTCGTCCATGATTCGGGCGTTGATTTGCTCCAGGTAACTGTCAGCCGGCACATCGGCTTGGAACAGCACATAGGCGTTCGCACTGCCTGGACCGCGTGGCGCACCGTGTTCGAAGTACACGCCATTGGCCGAAACACCCGGGAAGGCAGCGATCAGGGCGCGGTAAACCGCGTCGGTGTGCCACTGGTTCACCGCGCTGAACTGGTTGCGGGTGCGCAGGCGCAGATCCTCGTCCAGTTCGGCGTCGGAACCCGGGCTAGCCAGCCAGCCGTCCAGGTTCACCACCTGGACAACGCCCGGTACCGGCACGGGCAACACCGCGTAATAACCCGGGGCCAGGTTGAAGCCGCTGCCCGCCTCGATCGCCATGGCCGGCACGGACACTTGCGACTCGCCTTCGGCAAAGCTGGCCAGCGCCGTGGTGACCAGCTCGTAGATGTTGCCGTTGATTGCAGGCGACTGAACGCGGGTGCCGATCGGGATCTCGAACGAACCCACGATGGTGGCTCGACTGAACAACAGCGTGCCGATCGCCTTGGTCGATGCTTTGCGCTCGACGTTGACCGCCCAGGCCAGCATCTCCAACCAGGTGCCGCCGGCCGTCTTTACAAAGAAGTTGGGCAGCACGGTGTCGCTGACGAAGTTCAAAATCCACAGCACCGGCTTGGTGACCAACGCCGTGACCACCCGCCAGAACGGCGAATACGCGCTGGTGTTGGCCAGCTTGCTGCCCTGGGCGGTGACTTCGGCTTCCCACGCTGCTTTCAAGGCCGCTTCGGTGGTCGGAATGCCGGAATCGGCTAGTGCCTGTTTGAAGTCGACAGTCACAGGGTCACCTCCACGCGGCCAAATTGCAGGGTGGTGGCCGTCACCTGGTACTGCCCGGTAGATACCTCAGTGATCTTGGAGGTACCAGGGACCAGGCGAACGTCGTTTTCCACCAGCAGCTCCAGCTGCTGGATGCAGTCGCGTTGTTTGAGGCGGTTGCGCTCGCCGACCAGGACCACCAGCAGGCCGCTTTCGCGGATCATGTGGCCGATGTCCTGGGCGATACAGGCCCGATCCTCGACAGGCAGAGGCTGACGCGACAGATCCAGATCCAAGTCGTTGTCAGTGATCAGAAGGTCGATGTATTCGCTCACCCGCTCACCCCCATGCTGATCAAGTTTTCGATTTCGAGCGGAGTCATTGGCTTGGCCGTGTTGATGTTGATGTTTTCCACGTGCGTGCCCTTGTT